GTTACCAGTGGGCTGGTGTTGCTCTTCCAATGGTGCGTAAGATTTTTGGACAAGTAGTGGCTAAAGAATTCGTTTCTGTTCAGCCAATGCAAATGCCAACTGGTCTTATTTTCTACTTGGATTTCCAATACGGTACTACTAAAACTCCATTTACTTCTGGTGATTCACTTTATGGTACTCCAGCTCCAGGATTTGGTAACAGTAACTTTGACAACTTAGCTCAAGGTGGTTATTATGGTGCTGGTAGATTCGGTTACTCTCGTAACGAATTCTCAGCTTCTGGTGTATCTGCTTCTGCTGTAACTCAAATTACAACTGGTTCAAACTTCTACTTAATTAATTTCGATTCTAATTACATTAACTCTTGTAATGCTGGTGAAATTTATCAAGTAGTTATTCCTAACGTTCAAATCAACGCTCAAGCTATTGCTCAAGGTGTTGCTAGTGGTTACACTACAGCTTCTGTAGATGTATTTGGTGTTCAAGCTTTCTACTTAGTTGCTCCTACAGCTTCTATTAACGCTAACAGCATTTTGGCTGATTACACTACAATCACTAACACAGCTACAACTTTCTACGTATCTGCTTCTAGCACATTCAATGCTGGTGCTGGTCGTTTGTTAAGCGGAAGTACAGTTAACGTTGCTACAACAGTAACTTTCTTGAAGCAAGGTTCTATGAACCCATTCAACGTTGGTGATTACGAAGCCGGTGGAAACCCATTAGCATCTCCTAACGTACAGTCATACAGCGACATCGAATTCCCTGAATTAAACATCAAGTTGGTTTCTGATAGTATTACTGCTGAAACTCGTAAATTGAAAGCTCAGTGGACTCCTGAATTCGCTCAAGACTTGAACGCATACCAAAACTTGGATGCTGAAGCTGAATTGACTTCAATGTTGTCTGAGCAGATTTCAATGGAAATTGACCTTGAAATTTTAGGTATGTTGATCACAGGTGCTGCTGCTTCTAACACTCAATATTGGAGTGCTCAAGTTGGTAACCAAATCAACTCAAACGGTACTGCTTTCACAAGCAATACATCTGGTGTTTACTACAACCAAATGTCTTGGTTCCAAACTTTAGGAATTAAATTACAAAAAGTTTCTAACTTGATCCACCAGAAAACATTGCGTGGTGGTGCTAACTTTATGGTAATTTCTCCTTCAGTTGCTACTATTTTGGAATCAATCCCTGGATTCGCTGCTGACAATGCAGATGCAGAAACAATGAAGTATGCATTTGGTGTTCAGAAAATCGGTTCAATCAATGGTCGTTACAAGGTGTACAAAAACCCATATATGAAGTGGAATACTATCTTGTTGGGTTACAAAGGAACTCAGTTCTTGGAAACTGGTGCCGTTTATGCTCCTTATGTTCCATTGATCATGACTCCATTGATCTATGATCCTACAACATTCACACCACGTAAAGGTGTAATGACTCGCTACGCTAAGAAAATGCTCCGTCCTGATTACTACGGTAAGATCGAAGTTGCTGACTTGCAAGTAGTTTAATCATAGTCTGATCTAACTTAATTAAGACCCGCTTCGGCGGGTCTTTTTTTCATATTTATCGCCACACAAAGTTATGGACAATAATGTAGAAAGTGTGGTAAATGCAATAGCAACTCACCACGACAAATTTAAAGAAAAACGCAAACCCAAAAATCCAATCAAATTTAATGTATCTTTAAATCAAGAACAAAAACAAGCAAAAAGTATTATTTACGACAACACAATTTCAGTTCTAACAGGTGCTGCCGGTAGTGGTAAAACATTAGTAGCTTGTCAAGCAGCTTTAGATTTATTGTTTAACAAAGAAATAGAAAAGATTATTGTGGCTAGACCTGTAGTAACAGCTAAAGAAGACATTGGTTTTCTTCCAGGCGGGTTAAAAGACAAATTAGATCCATTTATTGCCCCTATTTACGACAACATGTATCGATTATACAATAAAGAAAAAATCGATAAAGAATTTGCTGAGGGAAGAATAGAAATTATTCCATTTGCTTTTATGAGAGGTCGAAATTTTAGCAACAGTTTCATTATTTTAGATGAAGCTCAAAACATTACTGATTCTCAAATGGAACTAGCTATTACTCGTTTATGTGAAGGATCAAAAATGTGTATTGTTGGTGATGTGGGACAAATTGACTTGAAGTTTAAAAAAGATTCAGGACTATATTTTGTAAGTAAAGCAGTAGCTGCTATTGATGGTGTTAGTCATTTTCATCTTAAAACAAACCACAGACATCCTATAGTAGAACCAATTTTAGAAATTTATAAAACATTAAGAGATTAATATTTATCGTCGACTATGTCTCAAGATTATAACTACGCTATATCAACCTCAGACCTATTACCAGTTCCTGGTAATACTCCATTTGGTTACTACGATAATGACCCAACATTTCAAAATGATGCACAACGTGCTTGTTTTTATGTAACCAGACGTTTAGGTTTTGGTGTAGTTGACGTAGAACTAGTAGACTTTCAAATATATGCTGCTATGGAAGAAGCAGTAACTACTTATGGTAACGAAGTTTATCTTTATAAAGTAAGAGAAAATTATTTGTCAATAGAAGGTAGCTACACAGACAGCTTTTTATGTGAATACAACGTAAGTTATTTTAATGCTTCTTTATCTTTTAGTCCTCCAGATGTAGCTGTGTCTTCTGATTTTACATCATACCCAGAAATGCAGTGGGCTATCAATAGTGGAAGTATATTTTATGTTGTTTCCGCTAGTGTTATTCCATCAATGTCTAGAGCTGATTTTAGTTTAGTACAATCTTTTGGTATTGAAGATCAATGTGGTAATTTTTTACCACAATACACTTACATGAAAGGGGGAGAAATTTATTTTGTTGTAAAGAATCCACTTCCTTTTATTAGTCCTGCAGATTATTTTTATGTATCATCTAGTTATGTAAATAATAACTATGTTTTAGACATAGATCCTAATGCTAGTATTTCATCCACTACTCAAGTAGTACAGTATATAGCCTATAAGTCAGATTATAATATGAATACTCGACTTATTGACCGAACTTTGGGTGGAACCATAAGAATCGCCAATAATTATGCGGACCAAGCTTTCATACGCGATATTCCCGTATATAGCGCGAGTATTGACCTAATAGACGGTCAACAAACGTACGACTTAAAAGCATTGTTTGTTAGTGAAAGTCTTATTAGTTTAAAAGATAATCCTGTAGTAGTTAGAGTATTTTATCAAGCTCCTCCCGCTCAAGCATGGATGACAAGTCCATATCCTGGTTTAGGAGGTGTAGGTGCTACAGCAGATATGTTTGGATTTTATGGTGGATACGGATACAACTCATACATTCAGTGGCCTGTGTATTTTGACATACAAAGAATACAAGAATGGAACATGCAAATGGATGTAAGATACAATGGATATAGTTTTAGTGTAAACAATAATATACTTACTATATTCCCAATCCCACCAGGAAATGGAAACAAGTTATGGCTTGAATTTGCTAAGGAAAGTGATGTTTTACAACAAAACCAAAATCAAAACAGTAACGTTCCACCGTATGATAAACCTATCATAACAGATGTATCTAACGTACCTTACGCAAACCCAACATATTCTAGAATTAATTCAATAGGTAAATCATGGATTATGAGGTATGTATTAGCAATTTGTAAAGAAATTTTAGGTTATTCAAGAGGTAAATACCCGGCAGCAGAAGTTCCAAAAGTAGGAGCTATGTCTAGTAGTGACTTAATGAGTCAATCTCAAGCAGATAAAGTAGCCTTGTTAGAAGAACTTAGACTTTTATTAGATGAAACTTCAAAACAAAAACAGTTAGAAAGACAAAAAGCTGAAGATGATGCTAACAATGCTATTATGAGTAATATACCTTTACCTTCACCTATTTATATTCTATAATGGCAAATAAACCAGGAGCATTTTTTAGAGTACCCGGTCAAAAAGTCACTACTCCAGGTGACTATGAAGCTTTACCATCTCAACCAGATGGATTAGCTAGACCTATGCCCTTTGCACCAGGTAATGATATTGACTTTCAAGTAACTTCTATTACAGAAGCTTACAAAAGATTAATGTCAATGCAAGTACCTTATTATAAAATAAGTGCTACTAATTCACCTACAAATATTTACGGTGAAAGTACTTCAAAATGGTATTATCAACCAGTTCTTATTAAGTGTTATATTGATAGAGGTGATGAGCTTCAAGTAATAGAAGACTACGGTGTAAGCAATACACAAAAATCTCAATTCTGGTTTGTACACGAAATGATGCAAAAAATTGGAGTAATGCCTGAAGTAGGTGATATTATTTTAGACAGAGAAAGATACTATGAAGTATACAATGTAAATGAAAACTGGATTGATTTCGGTAACGATGATCAATACATTTATGGTTCTCCTAATTTTGAATCAAGCAGTTTAAATAAAAGAGGTCAAAGTTTAGTATTTGAATTAGATGCAGTAATGACTAGACCTCTTAAACTTAATATTTTACCATATAAGATACAATAATGGCTCAAGTAAGAAAACCTATACCAAAAACCCCAGCACAAGAAGTACAAGATAAAATTGTACCTTATGAACTTGCTAGTTATGGTAAAGAGCCTATGGTTAGTAAACCAAATAGAGCTTTAAAGGTATCACAAAAAGGTACTAGAGAGAAAAATTTTAGTGTTAAATTAATAGACATTGATACAGCTGTATTAGAACATATTAAAGGTAACATTAAACCCACAGTGTATAGTAATACAGAACTTATTGATGTTCCTGTAATATATGCTTATCCTGAAAGATGGGTAGCAATGCAAAAAGAAGGATTTTTACGTGACGTAAGTGGTAAAATTATCGCACCTCTTATTGTAGTTAATCGTACAGACGTAACAAAAAATCGTAATGTAGGTAGAAATCTTGATGGTAATTTAGCTCAAAACGTTCATGTTTTTGAAAGACAATTTACCAATAAAAATGCTTATGATAATTTTAATGTGTTAAACAATCGTCAACCTGTAAAAGAAATGATGGTTGTTGCACATCCTGATTATGTAACTATTACATACGAATTGAATGTTTACGCAGATTTTGTAGAACAATCAAACAGAATACTTGAAGCTATACAATATGCTGAAAACAGTTATTGGGGAGACAAAAATCGTTATTACTTTAGAGTAAATATAGAATCTTTTCCTACAACTGTTCAATATGCTGCTGAAGAAGAAAGAACTGTTGTTAGTAAAATTACAATGAAATTACATGGTTACTTAATACCTGACACTATAAATGCATATTTATCACATGATATGGCATATGTAAGTAAAGGTCAAGTAATTTTTAACGAGTATGCAGTAGATGATTTAGTAGTTCCAGTAAGTATAAAAAAACCAAAAATAACAAATGTGAATCCAATAAGTCCACCAATAATCACACCAGCATCATTTGCAGCCGTATCACAGTACTTA